ATCACCTAAATTTCTACCTTTGGTTTTACCTTTGCTGGTAATTCCGTCAGCTGCGCTTCTATATCCCATGTTCTACTCCTAGTTAATTGTTACTGTTCCAACTTGCCCCTGACCTACTAAATAGTTAGGCGTTTCTTGATAATCGTATCCCTGTCCTACAGGATTCCAACCCCACTGCGTATCACGGCTACCACCGCCTTGGTAGTTATACGCCGTTAAACCTGATGCTACATAGCTATTATCCCGTCTTGGCTCCCTAACCGCTTGTGGATCGTTAACGGGGTACATCCCTAATTGTAACTGTGGATGGTCAGGATCCCAACAGTTTTTGCAAACTTTTAGCTGATACGGCTTAGTCTTAATAATCTCAGTACGAAGCTCAGTCAACTTATATCTAAAATCACAACGATCGCACTGGGCAATCGCAAACTTACCGGACGAAAACTTATTTGGCATCAGCCACCCCCAAGGAACATCCTACGAGGCACAAACCGAACCGGTGCTTTTTCTCTATCTTCTTCGGCAGCTAATTGGAACTGCTGTTCATAATCTGCTTTTAACGCGGCAATCCGCTCTGCTGGTACGTTTGGTAACTTCATAGAAAGGTAATACGCTAAACCCGCAACCATGCAGTTTAAAAAGCGGAAAGGAATATCTTGGGTATTCACACCTGTACCGTCGTCTTGAATTCGACGTAAACGCCAGTAAACAAAAGTATAGGTTTGAGAACCGTCCGGTGTAGGCCAGACTGTAATTTTTGGAGCATCTATACCCGCTGAGTTAACGCCATTTGGGTTAGTAGTGCTTGGGTATTGTGCGCCAGACATACGTTGAATCCAGACCTGAATAGGGCGTCCCTGAGACAGTTTATTTGGAATTGTGGCGTAGGTTGATACGCTGATGCGGCTGATGTTGATGTCCGTCTGTGTTGCTGTATTTCCAGCGTTAGTACGGATCTGGTGCTCTAAAAGGTCGATTGTGTCGATTGGCAAGTCGTATGTGTTTTGACCTTGAACCAAAGTAATCTGGCCCTGCTCAATAGTCCACATGTTAATGCCACGATTTGCCCATTCTATCGTCAACAGGTTTAAACTTCTTCTCGCGGTTCTAAAATCATAGCCGGAACGAAGCTCAGCACCGCAACGCTCAAAAGCGTCTTCAATCAGTTCTGTTAAATCTAGATTAAACGACGAAGCGCCAGAAGTTGTCATTACTTTGCCTTTTTAGCAACTTTAGTTGCTTTTTTAACAACAGGTTTCTTTTTAACTGGACGTGTTGTAGCCTTACGCACGTATTTACGCTTTGGACGTGGTGCAAAATCTTCTGATACTGGAAACGGCCAAGCGGCAATTTCCGCTTTAGGAAAAACAACTTCTTCCTCCGGCTTTTGAAACAAGCCAGACAACCAAGTAAAAAAGTAACGTAATCTCATTTTTTAAGCCGCCTTTTTGTTAATTCTACGTGATTTATTATGCTCTTGATTTTCTACAGATTTTATTTGATTGCAAGTAGCGCAAAGAACCTGAAGTTTTTGCTTTGCTTCTTCTAAGTTCTTAGCGTAATACCTAGCTATTTTATTGCCAATACGCTTGCGATCCTCGTGCCCGTCGCCGTTTATGTGATCTAAAACAAGCCCACGTATATTTTTGTCATATCCGCAACAAACACATTTACCACCCAAAACGGACAAAACAAAATGTCTTTTTTCAATATCTCGTTTTGCATCTATCCCATTTGTTGCTCTATACGCAATTTGTTTTTTAGTTAGCCCGGGCACATCCGCGTATTTTTGCCTAGCTTTATTTCTGGCAATTATATCATCAGCAAAATTTTTGCCTTTACACGTTTGTGAGCAATATTTAGCCAACCTCTTTGGCGAGATAAAATTAATACTACAGAAAGTGCATTGATGGCTAAACGGCATTTATTTCTTTTTAAATTTGCGCATGGTTTCCGCCAGCCTAGCCCGCTTACCCTCGACACCGGGTTTCTTTGCAGCTGCGGCTAATTTGGCTGCCGGAATAGGTTTACCAGGCTTAGCGCCTAATTCTTTACGTAATGCACCAGGTTTTTTAATTGCTTTTTGAATCCATTTCTCAGCCATCATTTTACCTTTCTGTAGGGTTTTACTTTTTCTTTAATTGCTTTTGGTTGTGCTACAAACTGCTTACCTTTTGCTTTCCCTGCACGCTTAGCGCGTGTTGTTGCTGCATACTCCTGTGGGCTCAAAGCCTCAATCGCTTTCTTTGGCAAATATCTTTCACCCGTTTTACTAGAAGGCTTACCAGATTTGGTCGTCCATTTCTGTTCACCCCAAGCTTTTAACGAGCGTTGTGGTTTTGCCAACCCACTCATTTATAACCACCGCCTGCTGCTTTGTACTTCTTGGCTACGAGCTGCGCTTTACGGGCTGACCATTTACCCGCCCCAGTACCCTGAGTAGCAGCAGCTTTAACCTGAGAAACAATTCTTTTGCGTAATTCAGGCTTTGTATAATTACCAGCAGCGTTGACCTTACCGCCGTCTTTTAACAGAACGGCACTTTTAGTGGCTTTAGGCTCTTTGGCTGGGTTAATAATACCCATGCCACGACTAGCTTTCATTTAGCAGGCTTTGCTTTTTTTCATTTTAGTCATACCGCCCATAGCCATACCGCCGCCACACATTTTTTCTACGTGATCATCGTGAACCATGTGACCTGCAGCGTGCTCGCCAAAAACTTCAGCGTGTGGCTTGTGACCAGAAGCGTGCATCTTCATTGATTTAGCTAGTGTTTCGTGCTTGATTGGATCGATTCCAGCTTCTAGGGGTGCGTGATCCATTTTCATAAGTATTTTCCTTTGGTTTTACCTTTAGTTACACAGCCGTCTGCACGGCCACCTTTAGCCATCTTCTTCATGACCATACCGCCTTTTTTAAGCGTAAGTTTAGTACCCTTACCGCCTTTGTGTTCTTGAGCGTCGTGCTCTTTGAACGCTTTTTTAATCATAGCAACGTCTTGTTTCTTGTCCATCGCCATTTCTTTTTTTGATTCCATTTTGGATTCTTTCATTTCAGCCTTAGCCATACCGCCCTCTTTCTTTCCAATGTATTTTGTTAACTCAACTGCAGGTACGCCTTTAGACGAACCCAAAACTCTACCGTGTCTAGTTACATCACGGTTAATCATATTAATGCCGCCTGCTGCAAACTTCTTACCTTTGTCGGCTTTTAAAAATTCTTCGCCAACGGAGGCCTTAATACCTACTTTCTTAGCAAAAGCAGGGTTTTTAGCGATTGCTGCCATAAAGTTGTGTTGTTTTTTAGATACGCTAGGCACGGGTCTTACCTCTTTGGGCTATGCCATCATGGTGCTTAAACAATTTAACCTTGCCACCTTTTGCTTTTTTTTCTACGGGCATTTGTGCCGCATCATACCGGTCTTTCATAGCCTTCATAGTTTTTACTTGAGGCATGTTTTCTACGGCATTTACAACATAGTCTTTTGCTTTCCCAGCAGCGCCAGCAATAGCCCGACCAGCTCGAGGTAACAAGTCCGCTGTCTCTTCATTCTCCTTACGGTCATCTTCGTAAGTTTGATCATATCCATTTTTAGCCATTACTTACTCCAGAATCCTTGAAACAAATTAGCCATAATAGCGCCAATTAAAGCTGCAGCGCCGCCAACACCTAGTAATAGTCTCCATCCACCATGAGCTTCAGCCAAAGTTTTTTGAATGGCTTGTACGGCAGTTTTAATTTCTTGCATTTCTTTAACCATCTTATCCATGTCAGCCTGCAAGTGCTCAATATCGTTAGCGTGAGTGGCTAGTTCCCTAGCCGTTGAAATTGGGTCTATGTTACTCATTTTGTTCCGCACTTCCACCGTCTTAAACTAGCTGCTTTACGAGTTGGTTTGCCGTTCTCATCTTTCATTGGTCCAGGCATACCAGACATTCTAGCGCAAAAAGATTTCTTTCTAGGGCCGCCTTCAGGCTGTGGAGCTTTTAAATGCGAGCCAGTAGCCGCGTTATACTTAGCACGACCTTTGGCGGTAAGCCCAGCGCCCTTAGATGCAGGCAGCTTTTCACCACGACCAACCGCAAGCGAAACGCCTTTTTTCTTAGCCATAAAAAATTGTAATACCAGTTACGTTAGATAGTTGCGCATAAATTTGGTTATATACCAATGCGCCTTCACCCGGCAACAGCACGGATATTATAGCTGCTGTGCTAGCACTTGTATCAAAAGAAGTAATCCATCTAGTTGCAATAGCAGCAGAACCTGTACCGGTAATAGTTCCAGAATTAACATCTTGAACTGTAAAGCTATTTGCGTTAACTACCGTAACTACATAATTACCGTTGGTAGCTGTTCCGCCTGTACCTGCTCCATAAGCAATGCCTATAGATTGCCCAGTTACAAGTCCGTGAGCAGTCAAAGAAACAGTTACAGTATTACCTGAACGAGTATAGGTTCCGGTTGTTACCGGTGCTGTTGTGCTGTCCCATAAATTAACTGTACCAGCAGTACCTGTAGGTACACAAAAAAACCCTCTAAGTCTTGTACGTTGTGGGTTTGTGGCAAAACTGCTTACGTTTACGTGTGCCGATAATACATCGGTTTGCATTGTCATAATTAATCTCCTTAAATTTTAAAAAGGGGACCAAAGTCCCCCCGGGATTAATTAGTCAAAGTTACCGTATGGGTAAGCAGTTGTAGAACCAATCTGACCATCAGCTTGTGTGTAGCTTACAGTGATGTAAAACTTACCGGTTGCCAAAGTTGTCATTGTGGTACCTACAACAGCCAAAGTGCAAACAACTTGTGATAACAAAGCTGGCTGCTGGTTGTTTGTAATATCAGAAGAAGTTGCTTGGCAGTTTGCTAACTGGGTGCCGCTGTATGAAACGGTCTGACGGCCAGTACCAGAAGTCAAAGCTGATGTTTGAGCATATTGTGCGCCATTAAACTGATTACCAACTAGCAACTGAACAGAAGTCAACGTGCCAGAAGAAATGGTTGGGAATGTAGCGATATCAAAATCAATAGCAGTAATATGGCTATTAATAGGCATGTAAAACACTACGCCACGATAGATAGCAGTAGCGGAGTCAGCTGTTGGGGTTGCAACTACTGGTGGGTATACAGTAGATGATGGGGTGTAAACGTTTCCATTTAGGTTAGGAATGCTGTTAGAAACAACAAACTGACCTGAAGCGCCGCTATAGTTAGCAGTACCAGATGTAGTATTAGAAAAGTCTAAACCAGCAAATTGGGTTAAACGAGCGTAACCAACGTCACGCAAAGCGCCAAAACGGTTGTCGCCCGATAGAATTGGGCCTTCAAATGTGGAACGTGCCATAATAAATTGTCCTATGCAAAGTAAGCTCATACCAATCGTTGCATCGTCTGCTGGGGCAGTCCGGTATAAGCAATCACCCAGTTAGCGTAAGTATACATCTTTTTTAATTTTTGCAACATATTTTTTGGGTAAAATGGGCTGAAATAGGCAAATAATTGGGCGGAGAATGGGTAATGAAATTCATAATAAAAAAAGTGGACACAAGAGATCAAGCGATTCAATCCCTGTTGCTATTTCTGCAGAAAAAGATTTTGCCGTCGGACAGCCCATACAAACCGGATCGGGGTCATTGGTGGATTGCTTATACAGAAGATGGCAAGCCAGTTGCTTTTGCGGGTCTTGCGCGTTCACAGAAATGGACAGATACAGGTTACTTATGTAGAGCTGGTGTGCTTTACGAATATACTGGACACGGACTACAAAAACGTCTTATACTGGCGCGAATTAAACAAGCTCGAAAGCTAGGATGGAATTGGCTAATTACCGATACAACAAACAATCCAGCATCAGCCAACTCGCTAATCAATGCGGGTTTCAAAATCTACCGGCCCGGTCAGCCCTGGTCTTTTCGCAATGCAATCTACTGGAAATATAAGGTAAACGCAGATGCCATACAAAGACAAGAGCGTAAAAAAGCAAAAGCACAAGGAGTACAGCCGTGAGCACTATTTAAAAAACCAAGAAGAAGTAAAAAAACGCACCGCAGAAAAAAAGAAACAACAGCGCATAGATTGGGATACATTTAAACGTACACTTAAATGTGCAAAATGTGGGTTTTCGCACCCAGCAGCATTAGACTTTCATCATACCGACCCCACTAAAAAAGATGCCATAGTAAGCAAATTTAGCAAAGACGGCCAGTACAAACGGGCTATGGAAGAGATAGAAAAATGTGTGGTGCTGTGCTCTAACTGCCACCGAATACACCATTATGAAGAAAGAAAAAACCCAGCCTTGTGAGCTGGGTTTTTTACTAGGGTACATTCAGATTAGAATGAACCGCTTGATCCCCATGCTCCGAGTGGATCGGACCAACCGAACGAGTACCGCTCGCGGGATTTGTAACGTACGTTACCAGTATCGAAGTCACCGTCCATAGAATTCTGGAGAGGTGTACGCTCGAAGTGCTTCAAGCCGTTTGGAACGTCGGTTAACAAGAACCATGCGTTTACATCGGTCAAGAAGTGGTTAACTGTGTAACCTTCTGGAATCGTGCCATTGTTCTTCAATGCGTTGATATCGTTGTTGTTGGTACCAACACGGAGGTTAGTCTCAAGCAAACGAGTTGCAACGAACATTAATGATGGTGGGATTACCAGTTTACGTGGTTTAGCAGCGATCAACAGACCACGCTCATCGGTCCATGCAGCGATTTGAATGGTAGCGGCTTCCAAAGAAGTTTCATTCAAGTCTACAGGGGTAGCAGCAGTATTGCTGTTTGTGCCACCAGAAACCAATGGGTGTGCTGTAGAGAACAGGGCAACGCCGTCGCCACCGAGGTAGCTTGAGCTAAAACCGTTGTTCAATACAGATGCTGCTTTAACTTGCTTGGTATAAGACATAGCACGAGCCAATGCTTTGGTGTAACGAGCAGACAAACTGTCATACAAGTTATCTTCAATCGCTTCTTCAGTGATTGAGAAACCCAAAGCGATGGTTTCGTGTGAGTAGCGAGCTGTGAAAGCTTCTTGCGCATTGTCATAAGAAATTGCGCCGCCTTCGTTCTTGACTGGAGCAGCCGAGAAGCCAGACAGTTTGGTTTCTTCTTCGAATGAACGCTCAGAGGCTTCGGTCTCATAAATCTCTTTATGCTCTTCGCCATAGCGTTTGTACTCTAAACCGAACAACGCGTTTAGTCCTGGGAGTAACTCTTTTAAGAGCTGTGAACGTGAAATAGCCATGTTATAGCTCCTTTATTA